TAGGGAAACCAAAGTTCTGAAACACGTTCATAGTGTTCTTTTTTTGAAAGTCCCTTATGGAACTGTTTGCCATAGAAGTAACAGCCATCAGTTACCCCTTAGACGGTTACTTCGGCACCGAAAGCGTTGATGGACAACTCCGAAGCCGTCCCAGCCGCGGCGACAGAGAGAACATCCGTAGCCACCATCGTCATGCCGAGTGTAAGAGTTGTGGAATCGTTTGCGGCCACAGGCACATCATAGGCAAGCCAGTGCTTCGAGCTAATCGCATCCCCATCAGTGCGCATAGCCAGCCGGAAAGTATCAGCACTAGCCGAGCGATTAGCAATAATCACCGTAGACACCACAGTTTCAGTTGACGAAGGGCACGTGTACAAATCCGTAAGCGTAGAACTTGTCAGATCCAACTGCCCAAGAGTTTTATATGAACTAGCCATTTTCCTTTATCCTTATGCACCCATGAGCAGGAAAGTCTGCTCAAAACCGACAGAAGCGCCACCCGCATCAACCCAAGCACTTCCAGTGTATCGCTGAAAAGAATCGGTGTCATTTAAGATGCGAAATTGACCTTCGGCTGGAGCAGCAAGCGCCGCATTCGCAGCCGCCTCGTTAGCGAAAACAGAAATAACCTGATCCTGCAGGTACGTCTGCACATTCGCGGCGGTAAGAACTTCCCCAGCACTAAACGTGCGATATCCAGCAGGTGCGCCAGCCATTGTTCTCCCTAGAAAGCCAAAGCGTTATTAGAATCAAGTTTACCAAACAGGGCGTCATCCAGCACAAGGAAAGACCAGTCCAGCGAAGCCACACTGATAGACATATTGTGGGACAGCCCATCAAGAGCATGAGCCACCCGAATAATTTGCCCATACTGCTGAATCGGATCCCCCAAGTTGTTCGGTGTGAACGTGACCGAAATCACATCACCAATTTCGAGCCCCAAACAAGTAGCCTTATTCGCGGAGCCCACAGTGTCCAAGTTGACGCTGATAGATTCGAACCGATATTCAGGATCCCCATACTTCTGCACAAGAAAATTAGCAAGATTAGCTAACTGCGTTTCAGTCGACAGCAAAGTATCCAAAGAATACGAAGTAACCCCATAAGCGATCTGGGAGCGGTTATTATCCGCAATAGCAGTCCCCGCGGAGCTGGTAATTACCGCCTGGTTGTACAGCAACTCCGAACCATAGTTCACGGCCGTCAAAGTAAAAGGAATACCCGAACCATCATCACGGAATTCTGTGATGCTCGAACTAGTGGGCGTTGCATCAAGCCGGTCACGGAAAACAATATCGCCAGATTTGCCGATGAACAAAAGCCCCTGCTCCGACTCAGCCACAGATTGCAAATAAGCCAAAGCGTTACCATCAAAAACATCCGCACCGAGGGTCGAATGCCCAGGGTCAATGTTTCGCAAATCCGCAGGCCAAGCAACACTGTCCTGATCCAACACAGCAGCAACCCGAGCGCCCGTTAGCTGCGGAGTGGCCGTACCAGCCGTCAAAACCTGACGAGCCAGCAAAGTCATGTCATCCGTTGCGAGGATTTCAGCAGTTGAATCACCGCCCGGCGCATAGTTGAAATTCCAGTCATCAATAGTGGTCGTGATTACCCGAACCCCATCCACAGTGACACGCACTTCACGCCTTGGCACAATAGCGCCCGCATAAGGGGAAGCGGCATAGTTCGGGTCGAAAGCCCGATCATTGTTATTAGCGGTGATTGTGAGCCGCCCAGCGTTGAACCGGTCAAGGTCGCGGTTCTTTCCCCGATCGACACCGATAGTGATAATTCGGCTTGTTATATCCTTGAAAATTGTGCCACCGAGAGTATAGACAGTGTTATCCAAAACCCCAGCAACAGGATCATCGAGGATAAAGCCCTCAACATCCCCGAGTTCGACAACAGTAGCCATCAAGCCCTCGCAAACACAGGGCCAGAAGTTCGCTCATATTTTCTGATAGCCGAAACAATCTGTTCGCCCACCTGCGCCCCATTAGTGCCGATTCCAGCATTCACAGTGATGTTATAAGTTGCACCCTTCGGCATTTTGTCTAAAGGAATAACAGCTTCGGGGCCGGCCTCACCAATTAGGGCATTCATTGGCCCGGTGACGATTCCCCCATCTGCAAGAGCAACCCGAGGAAGGCTAATCTCCCCAATTTTAGGAATATTAAACCCGAAGGACTTGCCACCAACTTCAGGAACCCAGTCCGGAATAGTAAACGAAATTCTATTGATTGCACCGATGACACTATTAACGCCCTTAATAGCGCCGTTCACAAAACCTTCAAAGCCACCAATTAGCCCATTGATTATGTCGCCAAAAAAGTCCTTGATGCCATTCCAAGTGTCCTCAAAAAAAGTGCTGAACGTTTCGATGGAACCCGTAACCCATTCGATAGCGCCAATAAGCAACCCGATCGCTTCCACCAAAACCACAGCCATGATCTGGGCAACAGTTTCCAAAATTGGAGCCAAAAACTCGATGAACTGAATTAGCAGCGGAAGGATTAATTCAATCAGCGGCATAAACGCCTCGATTACCGTCAAAAGGATCGGGGCCAAAGCCGTAATCAAAGTAGTCAACACAGGAAGCAAGGCTTCAACAATAGGCATCAAAGCATCAATCAGCGACATGAAAATCGGCAACAAGGCATCAAGAGCAACCAAAAGGGCGTCCGCAATAATCGGGGCCAGTTCCTCAATGACCGGCAGAAGCATATCCACCAATTGAACGAATATCGGCAGAATCTTCTCCACCAAATCAAAAAAGATGACAGCCAATTCTCCGACAACAGGAATCAGCGGAAGGAAGCTCTCCAAAAGGGAAGGAATCTGCCCAGCGATATCTTCAATTACCGGCGCAAGGTTTTCCATAACCCCAGTCAAAACCGGCCCCAGTCGCTCGACAACAGGGAGCAACCCGGCGCTCAACGAAGCAAAAGCGGGCAGCAAAGCATTCCCCACTGTCGCCTTCATGTCCTCAAAGGAAGCCCCGAGGATCCGCTGGGAGTTAGCCAAACCATCCGAAGTGTTCGCAAAGTCCCCTGCGGTTTTCGCCGTGGATTCCATGAGCAAGCCATAACGGGCCTGCACCTTCTGCTCCTCGGTCATCTGTTCCCCGACAGAAATAATGCCTTCGCGGAGCGCGTACGCCTGTACCTCAGATTGGAGCAAGTTAATACCGAAGCGCTTTAGCGGTTCAGCTTCGCCGGCAAGACCAGACTGGAACACCTGCAGAGCTTCGGAAACTTCAATATTGAACACCGAAGCAAAGTCAGAAGCCCGCGTAGTTACATCATCAACAAAGCCGGCAACATTACCCCCATCGCCCACCACCCGATCGGCAAAAGCGGAAAAGCGTACAGCGGATTCATTGAAGGCAGACTGAGTGACACCAAGCCGAGTGGCCGCATCTTCACCAAGACTGATAATCGCATCCGAAGCATCCCCATAAGAAACAGAAACAGCATTCAGGGATTCTTCAAGTGTCGAAGCCGAAGCAACCGCAGCCTTAGTGAAATTACCAATAGCGCGGACAGAGAATGCAGCCCCCAAAGCCGCAGCAACACCACCCAAAGACTTCTTGAACCCGCCCAGAGCACCCTGCGCTTGTTTCAGTCCGGTCGGATCGAACTTTGATACGACTGGAATATTAATAGCGCTCATCGAATCCTCCGGTTCACTTTGGCAACAAACTTCTCAATGACACCCCGAGCAATACGGACAACAGCGTCCTGCTCCTTTTTCGCTTCAGGAATAACAAAGCGACCAAGACCACCAATAACCGGGAACTTCTGATTCAAAGAGTTCACCATTTGACGGCCACGCGGAGTTCGACCCTGACGTGCAAGCTCCAAAATATTAAACCCAGCCGTCTTATTACGGCCAGTGAAAGACATCGAAACAACAGGATAAGTGCCCGGCTTCTTAGCGCGCCGGCCAAGCGGCGTCTTGACCCCAGGCGTGACAGTTCCCCACTGGTATCTCGTGCCCGAAGCGTTATCCTTCGAAAACCCGGACAGCGGTGCCTGTTTAGGAATATTATCCCGAAGGCGCGAAGCAAAAGGCTTCAGTTCGCTACGCAACTCCTTCTGGAGTTCACGGCGAAGATTAGGATCCAAGTCCCGCAATTCCTTAAGCAACACCCGAAGGTCGGCTTCTTTGATTACGAACTGGGCAGGCATAATACCTCTATTCTACCGCCGGCCCCGCTTCCCAGACTGGGCCTGCGAGCGGGCAACAATATACCTGGCCATAGTCCACAGCATCCGTGGCTCCAGGGCCATCAATTCCCGTGGGGAAATACCAGTCTCCACAGCAAGCGCTGCGATTTCCCAGTGAAGGCTAGATTCACCTAGCCCCTTTATTTTTTTCCTGAAGCCTCAGCAACCATAGAAACAGATTCGACCCACTTCTCAAAGCCTTCAGTTGTCTGGCCAGTGCGCCTAAGCACATTCCAGGCAAGGAAGAACAAGTGGGTTAACCGGATTTCTTTCTCAAGGCGGGCCACACTTAAATCGAAGTGCGACTCGAAAGCAACCAGATCGGCGGCAATAGCCGTCACATCGGCCGAGGAACCATCAATGAATTCAACGCGTAGGTTTATGGGATTCATTGTTTACGCAGTGCCTCGCGTCACAGTTCCATCTGCCAAAGGCCAGGAAACAGAGAGAGTGGCCAGGTCGCCTACCGAGGAAGAATACGGGCTGTATTCAGTCACAAGGAAAACACCGGTGTAGGAAGGATTGGTAGCGGACACCACAGAGCCGGCAGGAATAACAGCAACCGTGGCCTGCGAACCGAGCAGCGGGAACAAAGTAGCATCAACAGAGGATGCACCGAAGTCTTGGTGGAAGTCGAGCGAAACAGATGCGTCCTTCAGACCAGCAATCCGCTGAACGAAAGTGTCACCGAAAGCGGTAACTTCTTGTTCGGCAGCAGAAACATCCATAGTGACCGCAGCAATGGCAGAGCTGAAGTCAACGCCGTTAATTTTGATGTTGTAGTTAGTAGCGACAAACTTAGCCACAGTTTTCTCCTTATTGAGCGAACACACTGACAGCGAAATCCGCTGACAGATAAGTTATATCTCCAATTGTAACGGACGTAAGGTTAGTCATTTCTTCCACCCGAACATCATAAGCACTTCCATCAAGCGTCCGATCTGACTCCACCGCAGACTTCAAAGAGCCAGAGCCAGTAGAAATTAGTGCATCCATATTGCGCTGCGCGGAGCTTGTGGCGATACGGCCAAAAATAACCGTGATCACAAAATTATAGTTCGTGAGCCCTTGCCCGAAGGATGCGTCATAATCGACAGAAGCCAGCTGAACCACGGCCGCAGGCATGGCGGGGCTGTCCGGAATATCCGCATAGGTTCGGATACCAGAAATCGTGCCCAGGTTTTCAGCCAAGGCCGTCCGGATAGCGCTTATGCTCAACCCATTCTCACTTTACGATAAGGCGAAACAAGGCGCTCCACGTCTGGATCCAGGCGACCAATTCGAACCACGCCCATGTCCGAAAAGCCCAGCACCCCAGTAGGCGATTCGTAACGCTTATAGGCGCGGAGTGCAGCGAGGATAGTAGCTTGGCGGATAGCAATCGGGACAGCTTCAAAACCAAAGACCCCGGTGATCTGAACGCTCGCCTGATCCGCGTCAACATTGCGGGGCTCATACACAGGCCAAAGGAAGTCCCCCACAGCGCGAACTCGAGTGAACGGAGTATCGATACCACCCGCGCGACCATTCAAAGGTTCGAGTTGAAAATCTGATGTTTGCCAGGTTTGGTCAAAAGAGCCGTCACCGTTGCTATCGGACTTCACCGTTGTTACCGAAATAATGTCATCGGTTTCCACCACGAAAGAATCCTGCGGTACATACACCCGAGCGATTGCGGTGCCACCCGAGGAATAGAACACCCGCTCGCAATACGCATCAATATCGCGCGAACTTGATTCGATGGAAATCTCCAACAAAGTATCATCGATGGAATCAGTGATCCGAGCCGCAGCCTTTACGTCCGCGAGCGAAGCGTAGGGATTAGTCATTGCCATAAAAAAGCCTCCGGGTCTATTCTACCGGTGAGCCGGTCTAAGAGTTCCAAAAGATTTTGCAGGATGGGCTTGCATTGTTATGTCTAGCCCTATACACTATAGATACAAGCAACCGAGAAGGGGAAACAAAATGAACATCAACTTCAGCACACTCAAAGGCACCAAAGAGCAAAAGCTCGAAGCCCTCTACTTCATGAAGATGGGCACCACCGCAACCCTGAACCGCCTCGACCGCGAAGGCAGCTTCACGAAACTGGCCAAGCAACAGGACAAGCTGGAAGCCATCAACATCGAAATCGAAAAAATCACCGCCTAATACCAAAAGAAAAGGAAAAGAAAATGACCAACACCCTCAAGACGAATGAAATCTGGGAAGCCGTTGCCGCCTTCGAAGCAAGCGGCTTCGACCCCGAAGCAATGCGACCCCTGATGGAACTCATCGAAAGCCAAACCGAATACGTCCAAAAGCGCTTCTGGAAACTGGTGGACGCTTCACGCTAACAGCCAAGCACCGAGAGCCCTCGCCACGGCGGGGGCTTTCTCGTTACCGGCCAGACTCCCACCCATTCAGTCTGCGAAGTTCCACAGACCAGCCACCAGATCCGAAATCAGCGTTCGAAATCTTGTTCGAATAGTATTCCTGGTTTTTCGCAAAGGTTGCGGAGTTGCGAGCGCGAAACACAGGGTCAGACCTGAGCGTGGAACTATTATCATGCCAAACATCCAAATCCAGTTTCACCATTTCCACGCCAGCATGATCTGCCCGCCGCATGAAATCGTTATCTTCAAAATATGCCGGGAAAAACCCCTCATCAAACAAACCCAAAGCTCTCACGGCTTCATAGCCGAGCGAAAAGGTCTGCCAGAAGGGTGCGAGCCCACAAAGGGTAATAACGTCCTCGCGGGCCTCTGAGAGCTTCCCAAGTGTGCCTGGGCCAAAGACCACATCATTGGAAGCAAAAAACCATCGGTTCGCATAAGGGAAAGACTTAATACCCAAATTCCACGAAGCGGCAACCCCAAGATTGGCAGGCATAGGCAAATAGGTCACTTCGGAAAACAGATCCGAGAGTTGCAAAGTTTTCACCGGCCCACCATCCGGATGTGAGCTTGCCCCATTATCAATAATCAAAAGATGAGCAACCGGAACATCAACCGAATCCAACATTCGCTGCAAAAGGTCATACCGGTTCAGCACAGGCACAATAAGGTTATCCAGCATCAAACACCCTCGAACTTGTGGCCCTCAAGATTGAAGTTGATAAACGGATTCAACGAATACACCGAAACACCATATTCAGTCTGCAAGTAAGACTTCATCAACTGGTGGTGGCGATTATACAAAGACCAAAGATTATGCCCACCATCGGGATAATCAGCAACCCGGTGCTCCCCATCAAGCGTCCCGCAATCCGCCCCCACCAAAACGATATGCGCAGCACCGAGCCACGCAGCCAAGTGCATCGCCCCATGCAAACTACTAGAACCATAAGCAAGAGTGCCAGGGGCCGGCTTATGCGAAGTCAAAGGATCCCAATTGGAGCCCGGCGGTTGGTAACTTTCTTGATACGAGAAAACAAGGTGGTCGGGCTTTTCACCGGCCCAAACTTCCTGCGAGCGAGTATCCCGAGCCAGCGTCACCGTGATCAGAGAATCGCCCATGAGTTCCCGCGCCACATGATGATAATGCGAAAAAACATATTCAGGTTGCACGCCAATAGTTCGAGCGCTGAAATTAGTGCTTATTATAGTCTTGTCCGCAAAAAAGTCACCAGTAAGGAAGTTCAGTGAAGGGCCAGAGCCCAACACCCAAATAGTCTCCCCTTTGCGCAAACCCCGAAGGTCATCAAGCCCCACCGAAGTAACCCCGCAAAAAAGGCATCCAATACTTATCCCACACAGTAGGAATATCGAACTGCAAAGCAAAACTGCGAGCCGTAGCAGAAAACCCCCGCTCAGCCCGATAAGCCTCCTCCAAAGCGGTCAGGATCGACCCGATCGCGGGAATCTGAAAAAAGGCCTTCTGCGGTTCGTTCCAAAAAGGCTGGCCGGGAACAAGCCAACTATCCTCGGAAACAAGATCCGGAGTAGCAGCCCACCCAGAGCCAATAACCCGAGTGCCGCAAGCTTGAGCTTCCACAGTGGGAACCCCAAACCCTTCCCCATACGAAGTAGCCAACAAAACATCAAAAGCCGTATACAGCGCAGCAAGCTCCTCACGCGAATACCCCGTGCGCAACTTTTCCCGATTGGCGATCGTCACAGCCGAAGGCGGAATACCAGTTGCCCGCAACAAAACCTTCAAATCAAAGCCACCGGTCGCAGGCGAAGGATCCGTGTGCAAATACAGGTGCGAATCCGGGAACTTCGAATGGAATTCAGCGAAGGCCAAAAGGTTCTCCGCGAAGGCTTTGCGATGCACAATGCCATTAGCTTTATTGGCAGCCACAATGCCCACCAAAAAAATATCCTCGC